AGCGAACGATTGCGGCTGGGCAAAGACATTACGCTGCATGCGGACTTCTTCGATAGCGGCCCGCATAACGGCCATAAGTTCAGGGTCAAACTCGGGGGGCATGTCCCCTTCGTCAACAATGCCCTGTTGAATCATCTCACGAACAACTTCCGGATACCGTTCTTTGTTCTGTTGCAGATAGTCAAGGAGTTGCAGAAGTACCGTAATCTCTTGGTCGGTAAGGTCCGCAAACTGCTGGACCAAACTCTGCATTACGGAATCGTATGCCTGCGACACATCAGGACGGGCCGTGGCCAACGCCTCTTTTGTAATCGGGTATACGTCCGAAAACTGCATGGGAGAAATGGTGCCCCGGTCCATTCCTTCGGGGGACTCATTAAGCGCCATGATGCCTTCTTGTGCCATCTCGAACCTCAGTTCAAATTAGTGGTAGGCGTGATATCACGGCGCGGAATATTGTGCACTTCCCGCGATAGTGCGTAGTCTCGCCAGAGTATAACGCTATGGAAACAAGTAGTCACGTGCGGTCTGTCTCAAGATATGACAAATGGAAATGAACCGTCGCAACACTTGCGGTGACCTTCAATGTATCGCCTGATTCAAGAACGCAGCTAACCCCACTAAACACATCCAGTGTGTTATTCGGGGGAAGAACATAGCTCTTCATCAGATTGTATGCAGTGGCCGAACCCGACTGGTACGTCGTTACCGTGATATTGGCGGTTGACGCATTTGAGTTGGTGACCCGAAGAGACGGCACGATGGAGGTGCAAGCCTCTGGCACAGAATAAATAATGGTTTCTGTTGCTGCTGAGGGAATCAGGTCTTTTCTAAGATACCTATTGGCCATGTCACACCGCCGAGATGAAGTTGACCGTCATGATTACAGAGGCAATCTCTGGACGAGTAGGGTTAGTGTTCACAGGGTATTGCTCTAAGTAGACATCTAGACTATCTGACCACCACGCTATCTGAAGATAGTCGTTTGCTGGGTCTGCCACAGAAAAGATACCTGTAACAGTGGGAACCGTATGGGCCCAAATGGTAGAGCTTTTACGGACCGGGATATCAAACCTAGTGTTGCTCATCGGGAAGTTTGTTCCGTTGGCCTTGGCCCATACTTCAAACTCCGCCGCTGTATTACCACGGTTGGTTGCCTGAAGCCTGAAAGTTATCAGGTACTGGCCGGGACATGGCACTTTGACCTTTGTTCCGTCTTCGATGTACACCCCATTGCTAATCGGGGTCTGGTTAAAGGTCAGGATATTCTCGCCTGTGATGCTGGCATTTGCTTGGTCTTGGTTGGACATGAACATGGCATGAGGCAGCGAAATGCCGTTGCTCAACTGAAAGCCGCGAACACCTCCAGCAAAACCAGCCGAGGCTCCCGCTGCACCAAACCACGTTCCGATTGCGGCTTGGTTCTGGTCGGTTACAGAGCCATAGGTCGAATTAAGCTGCTGAATAATCTGTTCTAGCGAACGTATAAGCTGGTTGAATTGACCCGGTGCAATTGTGGCGGAGTTAGCCGCATCCGGTAGCCGTACGTTGTTTATCTTACCCATTTATCGCAGACCGTCCGGTTGCAGGTCAACACGCAGAGTACCGAATCGCCAGTTACCGCCCAATGAGTCATTCTCCAAACCGATAGAGACCTGACGGCCACGAATGCGCGTGTCCACCTTTTCCGTGGTCGGAGTAACAAGGTATGGGTCACGAGAACTGGGCTCTGCGTTTGAACTCGGGTAGTTCCGAGTCAAGACGTTGAAGACAATGTCCCCCGTCTGGTACTTAAAGTCCGGGATTAGACGTTTGACGAACATCACTTGGTCACCGTCACCGATGTCAAAGTAGCCAGAAGTGATGTAGCTGGCGATGGGCTGACCATCGGCATCAACTCCGACTTCCTGTGCGTAAATACTGCTGCTGCCGTCAACAAGCCCGTACACCACAGGGGTAGTCCCGCTGTTGGTGGTGGCGGAGTACTCGCAGGCTACCGGAGTCTCCAAAACACCTTGGTCTTGCCAAGCCGTACGAGCCATGGTGCCAGTGGTCCAAACGTTCTCAAGGTAGTTGTACGCAACAAAACGGTCTACGTAGCTGCTCTCCGAAGAGGCATAGAACCACGTGACTTCATTGAAGTTTGAGTTCACCGCGCACTCAACCAAGAAGTGCTGTGCGTAGTTGATGTCTTGGAAGACGAAGTCTTGCACGGTACAGGCCATCTTCTTGACCGTACCGTCGTACACGAAGAACGAACCACGGCCCATCCAGTAGGCCACCCCGTTCACATCAACAATCGACTTAGGCCCGACAGCACCGCAGTTGGAGCCAAGCTGAGAAAAACCGAAGCTATACGGGGCTCCGACATACTGCATGCCGTGCAGAGCAGTGTCCGTCCAGATGAGAATCTGTTGCCGCGAACGTGCCGCCGCTACGATTTCGCTGCCATCAGTCAGACGCTGTAGGCCTGCCGTATTAGTAGCAGTAGGTTCCCAGTCATTGATGTCCTCTTGGCTTGAGAAGCGGACAAGCATCGGGTCAAATGAAGTCTGGTCCCCGATAATCTCTTCCGTGCCACACAGCACCAGATAACGATACTCAGAGACAACTGCCAGTGTGTTGACGGTTGGGGCGTTGGCCACGGGAGTGGCCTTGACTCCCACGCCAGAAGACGGCGACCACTCATACACGTCACCGTTGACATAGGTGGCAATCAGGTTCTCGCCATAGGTGTCCAGAGTCCACAGGCCCGGATTAAGCAACACCCCGTTGGCCAGAGACGGAGAACGAGGAGTGCCCCATGCTTCTGCGCCCCACGCACCCGTGCCCCAGCCGAAGTTAATAAACCCGATAGGACCAAAAGTGCCGATGTCGTAGGCAACCGTAGCCGTACCGGCAGTGGTATTGGAGAAGGTCTGGCCCGTGGACAGCGTATAGCTGTTAGCGTCAATGACCGTGGTGATTTGGTACTGACCGGCCAAAACAGAAGGATTAGCAAGACCGCCAACCGCACCAGAGATAGCGGACAGGGTGACGATGTCCCCCGGACCCGCACCATGGGCAGTATGGCTGACAGTAAGTATGTTGCTCGAAGCGGTAGGCGTGATGGTCTTGGATGTGACCGTAAGTCTCAGCGGGGTGATATCCGAAAGTTCGTCATTCACCCAGATGTACAGCTTTCGATTGGTGGCGAACGCCACATGGGGCGTTCCGTCCAGAGAATTCCATGCCAGCATAGAGCCAGAAAGGCCTACCAGCTTGTCCGGAGTTACCGACTCCCAGCCGCCCATCTTCTCAGGAAGACCGTAGCGAAAACGCACGTAGTCGGAGTCAATCCACCGACCTTCAGCCCCGTATTCGGAGTTCTGCTTGTCGATACCCGGAACAAAAGCAATTTTGTTGAGCATGGCTTAACTCAGGTAAAGGAGAGCTTCATCTCTCCTACGACGAACAAGACCGGGGAGAGTCTTCAAGACTCCCGCAACACGGGCCTTGGACCACTTCCGGAACTCACGTGCGGCGTTTTCCTTTTCGCCCCGATTGGTCTTCATCCTAAGAGTACTCCGTTGGAGGGAACCCAATCCAAGATTGAAGGAAAAACTGACCAGCGCATCGAATTGTCCCTGAGTAATAGGCACAGGGCAAAGACGAAGTACACCTCGCTCAAAACGGCGAAGGTCTGCCGCCAGAAGCGAATTAACCTCGTCCGTCGAGAATGAGCGATTCCACTCAGGCGGAAGCGTTTTTCCGTCTCCGATAACGTGACCAACCCCAACGGTCCATAGGCCCGCTGGGCAGCGATAAGGTTTGTACCGGACTCCCTCATGGTGCTTTAGCATCCGTAGGCAGCGGTCACTGACTTTCATCGTTTGCTGAATGCCTGTGAGCCAAACCAGAACGCGATGATTGAGGCCCAGACAGCCTGCGTCTCATCATCCCAAACGTGTTCCATCATCTGCGGGAAAGAGGCACCTACCTCGTAGGCATACCAAATACCGGCAATATCGACAATTACTAGGAGCGAGAAGAGCCCGAACGTAATAGTCGGCCTAACCATTGCGCGAAGATTCGTAACCCACTGCGATGCACCTTTGCCAATCTCAATATCATGCTGGTAAAGGGACTGTTTCTCTTGGTAGTAGCCTTCGACTTGAGCGTGTTCAACTTTTATCTCCTCTACTCGTTGTTGGGCAAGAAAACCACGTTCTGCCATTTGCAACTCTCTTTCAATTTGGAGTTGCGCGAGTTCCAGTTCATGTCGTTTATCGGCTCTGTCCTGAAAGAAGTCCAATACCTTTGGTAGACCCGAAGATACAAAACCAAGCAGCGTAGATAGCAGAGTAAGCATATTCGGGCCTTTAACAGGTCAATCACGTGAACTCTGGTTTGGGAGGAGGTTCCGGAATAACCTTTATTTCCGAACCATCCCAGTAGTATTCATCAGCTACCACGTAATCTTCGCAGTCCGTCCAGAACAAGGGCGAAGCAACAGGGAAGGTGATATCCGATACTTCAGCGACTCGACAGCCAGTCGTTCCATCAAAGTTGACAACTAGCTCGTTAGGAGAAATAAGTGCGTGTTTCATCTTAATACTCCAAGATTACGATACCGGAAGCCCCGGGCCCGGGGGGAGAGCCTCCAATTACTGGCCTAACTAAGGCACCCGCGCCTCCCCCACCGTAGTTATTACCGGCCTGAGTGGTAATACTAGTAGTATTGCCCACAGTTCCGCCAAAACCATATAGGGTGGAACCCCCTGTGCCAGAAGCGGAAGAGTCTGGTTGTCCGCCACCACCTCCTGCTTGCCCCCTAATATTCATGCCGGGGCCAGAACCAATTCCCCCTGTTCCACCAATACTACCATTACCACCCGACCTCCCGCCTTGCCCACCAGTAGCCGAAAGAACCCCTCCAAAAGAACTTGAGCCTCCGCTGTTTCCGTTTGAACCAACCGTAGTCGGAGTAGCCCCGCCCGCCCCAACGGTAATAGCTATAGCTGTGCCCGGAGTAACCGTCACGAGGTCTTGGGACACACCACCACCACCACCACCAGCACCGATAGCTATGACGCCTGTAGACGTTGGGAAAGCGCCGCTTCCTCCTCCACCAACAACGGTCACCTTTACTTTCGTCACACCGGCAGGGACTGCCCACGTACTGCCACTAACGTAGTAAAGGACGTTCTGTATGCCCCCGCCGCTACCGCCCGTAGCCGAAATCGTGATAGCGCCGCTACCGTTAGAGATACTAATGCCACTACCGGCAGTCAGGGTCGCAGGGGTCAAGCTGCCTACGCTATTACCAATAAGGAGTTGGCCGCTGGAGTAGGACGAAGCGCCAGTGCCGCCATTGCCAGCAGGCAGAATGCCGGTCACGTTACTGGTCAGGGAAACCGCGTTAAGGGTGGCAAGGTTGCCGAGACCCAGACCTGTACGAGCAGTGGCTTGAGTTGTTCCGCCAGTACCACCGTTTGCAATTGCAAGGGTACCGCTCAAGGTTAGCGTACCGGTGGTAGTAATTGGACCACCAGTGAAGGTAAAACCAGTGGTACCGCCACTGGCGTTGACAGAAGTCACGCTACCGCCGCCCCCACCACCAACCGTGGCCCACGTTACGTTGGTGCCATCCGTGGTAAGGAACTTACCGCCTTGACCACCTTGGCCCGGGAGAAGTGCGTTGATTGCGCCTTGCTGAGTCGTTGCACCAGTGCCGCCGTTAGCAAGAGCCAATGTACCGGCCAGTGTGATAGTGCCGGAGGAGGTGATGGGGCCACCAGAAAAGGTCAGACCAGTAGTGCCACCAGCAACCTGAACAGAAGTAACTGTTCCGTTACCGCCCGGGAGGGGCGTAATGGCCTCGAAGTCGGAGGTCGCTGTGTTGTAAGCGACAATCTGCTTGCTGTTCGTGGGAATAGTCACACCGGTAGAAGCGGAAGTCTTGATGGTCACACTTCGGTTGGAGGTGTTATTGACCAAATAGAACTTGCTGACTGCCGGAACGACAATGTTCATGTTTGAAGCATTCGTGCCGATAATCAGCAGAATCGCTTCACGCGACTGGTCCGAAGAGCCGTTGTTCGAGGTCAGCGTAATCGGGCTGGTCTCACCAGTAATATCAATGGTGGTAGTGCCAGCAATCGCCTGCTCTAAAACGGTAGCAAGGTTTGTGTTTGTAATCGTGCCCCATTGGCCGCTTTTTTCGCCATTGGCCATCAACTCCAAACGTAGTAGTGGGGAATATGTACTAGCCATTAGTCATTCCTTTAAGCAGCAATTCGCTCCCAATTCGGTGCTTGTGGTGACGAAGGAGCGGTAAATGTGGGCTCTTGCGGGGCCGCAGGGGCAGTATAAGTAGGTGTCGAAATATCGTCAATTCGACCCCATGAGAACAAAGTTCCAAGCTGTGCTACACCCTGTACGCCCTCAACAAACACAAAGGCCTGAGCCGATACAGAGGCGGTTCCGACCTGACCGGTTGCAGATACTCCAACGGGTTCAATATCAGAACCCATAACGGCCATAGCCGTGCCAAGAGCCGTGGTGCCTTGGACACCAGTAACAGTGTTTGTTACGTTCGCAACAACAGCCACGGTACCAAGACCAGTGACCATGGATTCGCCAGAGACGAACACGTCTTGGCTGTTAATGGCCACCGCAACACTGCCAAGCTGCGAAGTGCCCTCAACCCCGGTAACATCAACAGGGGTAATAAGCTCGACTTCAACCGTGCCCTCGTCGTTTGAGGCTTGAACACCGGTTACGTCTACGACTGCGGTGCCGGTGACCGCAACAGAGCCTACTTGGCCACTTGCAGAAAGACCAATAACGCTGACGTTAATGGCGGTGTCAACGGTTGCAGTACCGACCTGACCAGTTGCGCTAAGTCCGGTGACCGGGACAGAAGCAGCAGCGGAGACGGCTACGGAACCTACGTTCCCCGTGGCGGATACGCCAACGGCATAGACAAGGATTCCAGCCTCAACAGTGACACTACCAACCCCACCTGTCCCGGTTGTACCTGTGACAGGCACATTTGCAGCAGCCGACACCGCAACAGTGCCAATTTGCCCCGTCGTAGATACCCCGGTAGCGAAGACGCTGATGCCCGTATCGACCTGCACAGAACCCTGTTGCGTGGTTCCTACGACACCAGTTACAGGTACGTTCGCGTCTGCGGAAGTAGCTACTGTGCCTACATTCCCAGTAGTGAAAACGCCCGTGGGGAAGACATTGGCTGTGCCGGATACGGCAACGGTGCCGGTCTGCCCAGATGCAGAAACATTGGTCGGGAATACGTTGGCATCACCGGATACAGCAACAGAGCCGGTTTCTCCGGTGCCTTGCACACCGGTAGCATTTACGACAGCCTCCGCTGTTACAGCTACATCACCGACAAACCCGGTAGCCTGAACGCCGGTTACATTTACAGATACGGAAGTACCCGCTTGAACTGTGACAGTGCCAACG